ATCTGGGTTACCCCATACACTAGTATGAACTGAATACATATCACAAACCTTTCTCTACCCAAGTGGGCAGTCTTGCCATTATAAACAGGGATAGTTCGCTACCTCTGTCGAAGTTATACATACCACATACCACTGCCGTCCACATAGCAGGGTTAATAAAGATATCTTTAGCATCAGGTTTATACTTACGACGAATATGGTTAACCCAATCTTGTAAGTCCATCAGTCTACGATACTCATCAAAGAATTCAGAGATCATATACTGTTGTACTGATAACCATACTGGATCAATGCTGTCCTTATAGAAAGCATTACCAAACCCTGCTATCTTGTTACCCTCAAGTATATCCCTGTTAATCATATCTTCATCATAGAACTCGTATACATCACGAGCCTTTTCTATAGGGGCGTGTAACCCATTAAGGGTTAGCACAGCAGAGGCTATAGCACTAGGCATACTGCCTGTTGCCTTGTAGCAATTGATGAATGCAACTGTACTGAGACAGTTATCATTCATACTCAATAGCCTATGAGCCTCTAGCACTAGGTCTAATAGATGCTTGGTTCTAAAGTCCCCAGCATACCGTGCATAGGGGAGATCAATGTTTATTTGTGTCATTATATTCCTTTTATATATGAACTTTAGTACTGAATTAAAACACTACTACCACCACGAGGTGTAGTATACTGTGTTACCTCTTTGTACCAATCGTTTAATCTTGTATGCTACATCTCTGTACTCAGATAACAATTGGCTATCTACATCCTTAAATTCATCAGAAGATATGTCGTTAAGGAAATCATCCATATCAAGGTCATCTAATACCACATAACTCTCTGTATTAAAAGGTAATGCAGGGTCTCCACCCTTATGCACAAATAATTTCTGCATCCAGTTATGGATCTCCCATTCCTTACGACCATACCACAATTCAATTGGATTATCTAATATGTGATCTTCGTTAAGTGGGAGATTATAAGGGTGAGATGCACCCTTACAGTTAATATACTGATCAAGACCCATTGGTCTCCTCCTTTAGTAGGCGTAGCCACACCAACAGGTTACCATATGCAACCCTCTTATCAATGTGTTGTTCTGTTTCATATGCAGTCTTTACTGCATCTATCAAAGGCATCCTGTTATGCAGTAACTGTGACAGTACAGTAGCCTGTCTTGTTTGTTTGATTATATCTTCTACAAACATATCTTCTTTGAATGTATTCATACTGTCTCCTTTAGTTTACTTGTTGACTCTCCAGTGAATGGACATATACTTTGTCCAACATATACTAAACAACCTGCTCTAGTTAAGTTACAGAACTTTTCATATGATACTTTTATTTTACCACCCTCATAGTCATCTAGTATATTTATATATGCGTGTGCATATGTAAATGCTAGGTCTCCTGTTGGGAATCCCCGTGCTATTACTGAACGATCATCGTGTACTAGATACATTTGATTCTCCTATAAAAGTTACCGAACAATGATACACAATAGTAGGGCAGGTAGGAATCGAACCCACGTGAGGTCGGTTATATGCCGACACCTTTTACCAACATCAGGCACTACCCCAAACATCCCTAGTAGGACTTGAACCTACAACCTACAGATTAGAAATCTATTGATCTATCCAGTTGATCTATAGGGATTTAATATACATATCAGTATGAATATGTATAGAAATGTGTATTTATGTATACACATTATCCTTTCGATATAGAAAATCTTATGTCAGTTTTATTATCAACACACAATCTACATACCCCACAGGCACTGCCTAGTGTAGAGATTAGGGGTATAACACCCTTGTTTTCAGGACACATAGCACCTACCTTACCAGTGATAACCTTTAGTCGGATACCACTAGTCTCAAATGTATCCTCTAGGTATGCAAGTTTAATACCTATTGCTCGTAGACCGATACCAATAGACTCATTATCTCTATCGGTAGAGTAGTACAAGGATAGGTTATCAATACCTTGCAATATTCTGGCACTAGATTCTACTCTAGTATATACCCAGAACTGTACTGTAGGGTGACGCTGTATTACTGTAGCCCACGCTGTGGTATACTCATCACTAAAGAAGTCACCATCCCAGTGGATGCGGAATATTTTATCTACACTAGGGTACTTGGCACAGTCCTTATTGAATGACTGTATCATAGCATCTAACAATGAGACCATAGTATTATAGTCGGCATCCTTTAGTAACAGCCAGTTATGTAACAGCAATGCCCTTACATTAGGGTACATCTTCTCTAGTCTACCAGCATAACACACTCTCTTACAAGTAGGAGTCTCACCCCTACAAGAGTATGCTGTACCACTAGGTAGACCAAAGGTATTCTGCGTAGCGGACTGCTCACCATTAGCAGTGACCCTATTAGTTACCTTCCTATCGTTTGATCTCTTTAGTTTATTCATAGGTTACTTATCTCCTTTGCTATACGACTGCACCTTCAGCACTACATAGTAGGTCTTGTACTTGACTCAACTTATTTGTAATATAAGATAGTTGATGTTGTAAATGTACAATCTTTTCTTCTAACCTAGCATTATCTATCTTCAATAGTTCTATAATGCTATCGTTAGTAGCATTCAACTCATCCTGAATAGTAATGATACTGCGTTGTGTTGCTATGATACTATCTTCTACACTCATTGTTGTCCTGCTTTCATTATCTTTTCTTCTAACAAGGTATTGACATACAATACCCCATTAAACACAGTAGCGTATGAATGAAACACATTAGCGTATGCCCTACTTAACTCTTGTTCTCTAGCAAGTTCTTTCTTACACTCGGCTAATAGGTCATTAGCCCTCTCTTGTGGTGTTCTATATTCTTCCATTGTATTCTCCTTAAGAATTTTTCTACCGTTCATTAGGATATTGTTATCCCATAGGGTACACCTCTACAGTGTAACCTATGGGATACCCTAGTTTATAGATTAGTTATAACATAATCATCTAGGGTATACACCATTGAATATTGTAGAGTAGGGGATCAATCGTCATTGATCTAGTAATATCTCCCACTCTATATATCCCATAGGGTACACCTCTACAGTGTAACCTATGGGATACCCTCGGTGTACACCAAGGGTATCCCCTTACATAGCCACAATAATAATAACCCGTTTGCAAATCGCTGTTATTATATCGTTGACTGTATAGTATTGTAAGATACCACGCCACTGATTAAGGACAGTATGCCACCCTATCTATTCTTGTTGGTATAGATACCAATTGTGAACTTTACCCTGCTATAGGTGAGCATAAGTTCAACGTACACATACATACTTTCTTAACACCTATGTTAGTAAGGTAGTATGAAACAAACATAACAATACTTTTTTATAGAGATGTATAGAACAATACTCTTTACACTTTCTCATACCTTTGTTAATGGAGATAGTGTGAAACCCTCATAACTACACCCTATTTACGGGAGGATATAGGAACACCGTACTGTAGCAGGGAGAAGGAGATATGTATGCATCCACAAATCCTTGTATACTACAGTATGTCCCTATCGTATACCCCGTAGGATATACGATAGACGCACTATGCTTAAGCATCTGTTTATACTGGCATAGTCCAGTGTACTTATGGTAGCACAACCACAGTTATCCACACCCAAAGGTATGGACTAGCCGAAGCATTACTGTATTAGTTTTTTACTTGCTGATCTAATAAGCAAGACTCTTTAGGAGAAAGTATTAAGGTATCCTATAGAATACATTACATAATAAGAGTGTTACTCTTAATAGGTAGTAGCACCTTTGTCTCACTAATTATATTGTGAGAAGCGGACAAGAGGTTACCTAGCCTAGTGTATACATACACTATGGAATGTATCCTATAGGATACCTATGTTTTCTACAATTGATTCACTACAACTTGAAGACTAGTTTTCATTCGTTTATGCAATTCAATTGCATTTAACACACTTTCATCAGGTGTTTCAATGCGTTGTAATCTAACAATAAATTCTTCATCTGTAATGTTACCATCATTGTAATCCCTAATTGCATTAACAAGAACAATATTATCCATTTGATTCTCCTAATAAAATTACTGAACATTGGGATAGAGTTATCCCATAGGGTACACCTCTATAGTGTAACCTATGGGATACCCTAGGTAAACCTAGGGTATCCTTGTTCACCTTAATCGGTAGTAAGGTGCAAACATTTTTAATAGAACATTTTGATCTCTATTAGAGATACCATTCCTCCGCATCATTGCTTTAGTTTTAACTACTCTATCAGGAGTAGTAGTATTAAGCAACTGTCTCTTGATAGACTCAAAGTCTATCAAAGTTCACCTCTATTAAAGTGTTCAATTTGTTCTCTAACAAATTCATTCCAAGCGATGTAATGAATGCCACTTTGTTCCTTGGCTTCTGCCAAGGATGCAAAGTAATAAGTTTCATTATCACCATCGTGTGTGAATGACCAACGACCATCACCTTCATTGGTGATGGGGAACATCTTAACATTATCAACAGTTGAAACTGAATAATTAAACATTTGATTCTCCTAATAGAATAAATACTAAACTAAACACAAACCACATTACCATCAAACAATGATAATAATGTATAAAAAAAGAAAAAAGCAAGGGCGAGTGTGCAGTCCTCGCCCCGCTGTGATCCCTATGGGATCACTTGAACAGATCAGCAAGTGAGGTTGCTTTAGCAACCTTAGTCACTTTCACTTCCTTGCGGGGCGTTGCTTTAGCAACGGCTTGTATAACTGGAACAGTTATAGATCCCGTGAAGTGAGGTGCTTTCTCACTACTTCGCTCTTTGGCAAGCCAAAGAGCAAAGCCAACACTAATTTCACTTTCACTTGGGTTCTGTTCAAACAGTTTGAACAGAACAGAAACATCGTGCTTGGTTATCTTAAGATAACCACCGACCGCAGGAGCGGTCTCCTTTGCGTCTTCCTTGCGCAACCAACCTGCGATACTTGAGCGAGTTGTTTTCTTAAACGATGAGAAAGGTGATAACATTGTGCGAGTCTCCTAGAAAGTGTGAATGCAGAAGCCACAATGGCAACTGCTATAACCATATCGCCGAGCAGAAAATCGGTGGAAAAGCCGAATAGTTCCCCTAAAGGGGAAGATTTTTTGCCGACCGCCGAGACCCCCCCCCCCCTCTTACCCGTGTGTGCGTGTGTGACTGCGTGATGCGCCTAGGCGGGCACGGGGGGGCGGGCGCACACGAAGCGGGAGCGTACCCCCTCGTAAATCTTTGACCCCTAAGTCGATTTATAAGTCAAGTTACCATTTAACCTTATCAGCCCAATAGGCAGCACTTAGCTTCCCCTTGGCAATGTTCTGGGCATGCCGTGCCTTGAAGGATTTTCTCTTAGCCTTCATACGGTCAGACTCTCCAGCCTTGGGAGCACCCGCAGTGGATGCACCTTGTTCGCCAAAGCGGATTGTTTTGATTGTAGTACCTGACTTAGCAACTACGACATGAGACTTCTTAGGATGGCTGGGGGTCTTCTTAGGTTGATTGAAACCTTTGACACCAGCCCGACTGAGACGTGAATCTTTCATTTGATATCCTCATTATTTTGCAATGGATGACCGAGCAGGGAGTACCTAGATTAATACCTAGGGGACCCCAAAGAGTATGCCTGTGTGTTTATGTGTTGTTGTATTTACCATGGCGATCGACTAGGGAGAACTATAGGTTAACTTAAGGTTAACCTAAGGGTAACTTAAACAACAACAACTTACAAAAACCTATAGGTTAACCTAAGGTATAACCTATAGTTTATCTATAGCCCCAACTATGGGTAATCTACTATATTGGTCATTTCCTATTTGTGGTCTTACATTGGGGGTGTGGGTGTGTAACTTGGATTGTCCAACAGTTTCCCAAGTCTTTCACTGACCCCACTGTTTGGCTTAGAAGGTGTCACAGGTGGAACATATTGTTTTACCTGACGACCCATCTCTGGTCTCTGGGCTGCCTTGAGAGCTGCTGACTGAGGCATGGTCTGTGTTGTTACAGGTGCTGCCACAGGTGACTGAGGAGCTGCTTTGCTGCCTCCACGGAAACCACCACTACCACCACGTTGCTGACTGAGGTACCGATAAGGCTTCTTCTGTAATCCATCAATGATGAACTGAGCTGTGTGTTTATCATCAAGGTCCATTTGTTCTTCTAAGATTCTAACAGGCAACATCTGAGGTGATTTATTAATAAAATGTCCTGGAACTTTTAATAGTCCTTTAGCTACAAGTTTACTGTCACCCTCCATACTACCATCAATAATATCTCCCGAAGCATCTTTAACTGTATTTAACAAACTTGCAACAGAGTTGATACCAACATTAGGTGAACCACCACCTAGGCTTGTTAAAGATTTAATTAACTGATCACTTCCTCGTTGCGCTCCTCCTGTCATGTACTTAATTTCTCTTAAGCTACCTTCAAAAACTGGTGACAAAGAACCCATCACAGGCATTCTTGTTGCAATACGTAAAACAAATTCGGATGGATCATTCTCTAACTCAGCCATAATATCTTCCATCTCTCGACCAGACATCCATTCCCGTAGGAGACTGATAACTGTTTCAAGGACAGCTACAGAAATAATACCACCAAACATTAAACCAACTGCACCACGTTCAGGTGCGTTCAACATAACATCATCAAACCAAGAACGCATATAACTAGTTAGAGAACCTAGTAACTTACCAACCTCGCTAGAATGAAATGCACTTAGTGTTTGGTTTAATCCAAAGCCATGTGTAACTGTTCTCTTACGAACAAGACCTTCAATACCATACTGGAAATCTGAAGCTGCTGCTCTATATAGCTCAGGATCAATTGGGGGATCCTTCATGTTCTTAAGATCTCGGTAGACCATATGAAGATCCCTGAAGTCCAGAACACCATCTAAGGCATTGGCTGCATTCATACCATACATCATTGCCTCTAGCTTAGCAGGACTGTCAAGACCAACCTTGATTGCTTTGAGAGCCAGTAATGAATCAAGTCCTCCAGCTTGTCGAGCAAGACTTTTGTGCATCTTCCAAAGCTTACGTTCTTCTGCTGCGGACTTAAAGCTACCTTCCAACAATGCTTGCATAGCAGCACGGTTCTCAGGCAATGCCCGTAAACGCAGGAACTCTTTTAGTTTTCCGTCTCTCATCATTGCAGTCAGGTCTCTAACGTGCCTTGCCTTTCCATAGTATCGAGCAAGGTTTGTTCCGTCAGTCACTCCACCCGCCAGCACAACTGTCTGTCCTGTCTTTTCTAAAAAGTCTGCAGTATTTCCAGTCAGTCCAGTGCTGTTGCGCCCACTGTTCCAGATCGCTCGATATGGTTTACTTGTATCTGAATCAAAATCAACATCACCAGTTCCTTCATTAAAATGGGTTGAGTGATCTTTAGAGTATTCTTCTAAACTTGTAATAAGATCTCCAACTTCAAGCCGTGTAGCAGAATCTCCTCTATCCCAGAATTTAAGTAAATTATTTAAATACTTAAACATACCAACAGGAACACTGAGTCCTTTTGTACTTGGAATATTTTTAAGAATTTCCATTACAGTTTCTGGTGCTTGAGATAGTCCCCAACCTAAACCACTAGATGTTGAAACTAAATTTCTTGTAGCACGTGAAACATTAGCAATGATTCTAGATTCCGCTCCAAGTCTTGGTATTGATCCATTATACTGAGCATACTGCCAGATCAACCTAGAAAAACCAGAGGCAACATCGTCGTGGTTTGCTTTTTTATCTACGGCTTTAATACTATCGAAATCCTCAATATGTTTATGTACCTTAGCTTCTAAAAGCCTAAAGAAATCTTTAGGTCTTAGTCCAGTTGATCCTGCTAGTTGATCTATGCTTTCTTGAAAGATAAGATCAAACATTCGGTATTTTGCAAAGTTCTGATATGCTGAATGGAGATCTGTTCTAGCAATATTAAACAACTCAGAGTCAGATAATAGCTCCTCTACTGAAAAATTTCTAACAGTAGAAAAATAATCATCATGGTGATTTCTATCTAGGACAGGTCTATTATCAACCATAGTTGTTTTACTGTAGTGATATTTTCCTTGTTTTGTTTTAAAGTCCAACAGTTCTTTCATCTCAACTTCAATTAAAGATTTACCATTAAACTCTTGTTTCCATTGAGAAGTAACATGTTGTTGTTCTCCTTTAACAGTATCACGATACTTTACAAGGTCTGCTTCAGAAAGATCTTCTATTGTTTTAGGAATTCTATAAATCTTTGCTTCATTTCCTTTTTCAATTAAAAACCAATCCTTACCTTTAATTCCAAGTTGTTTAGAAAAATCAAGGTTAGCATTACTAGCGACAGAGTATTCATAAAGTTTTGATAGACTATCTGAATCTAACATAGAACCTGATGTAAGTGCAAACTTTCGATTCTTAGTATAGAATGTATTTTGTTTTTCAATATTAAGAATACCCATAGTAATCAATGTATTTACATCAAGCATATCATCAGCAAGTTTAGATTCTTTTCTTGTATTAACTATACTTGCCATTAATGTTTTATATCTTTGATTATCTGATAGTATAGACATTAACTTTTCAACATGAACTTGAATTGGAAGATAATCTTCTGCTTCAACTAGATCACCATTCTTATCTACAACGGTTCTCCATTGTGTTTTTTCTTCTAATTTAAGAACCTCTGTATTTAAATGAATCAATTCTAATCTATAGTTCTTTAGAATACTTTCTAACTTAGAGAAATCTTTTTCACCAAATGCAGCAGTAAGTTCAGAACTAGTTGGAGATGTTTTATTTTTCCAAGCTTGAATTTGAATCTTTTGTAATAACTTTTTTTCTTCTGGAGTCATCTTTAAAGCAATAGCTTCTGCAGACAATGTATGATGGATTCGTGTTAGGTTTGCTGTAAACATAACCGCATCTTGCTTTGCCTTAGCTGCTGACTTAATAGGAATTCCTTCTGGTGATACTAGTTGACCTGTCATTGCCCTAGAGTCATCCATGAACATTGAAAGAAAGCGCACAGTTAAGTGCATACTACGAAGAGTTGATCCCATATTAGATCCCATCTGTATAAAGTTTACAGCCTTTGACATAAACAAACGCCATCTATTTCTATTACTTCGTTCACTACCACCAAAGATTAAAGAAATAAAGTTGTTCTGTCTTAACAACATATTAGAAGAGTTATTTACTTTACTAGCTATAGTATCAATACGATCACTATTTGTTAATTCTACTTCAGGAACTAATTCTTCTTCGGGTGCCCTAGTTATCTTTGAATTTGCAACTCCAGGAAGTGGTGTATCTTTTGGTTTAACTTGCTCTCTACTACGAAGCTCTTCAGCTGTATAAGGTATTAAAGGATTTCCAGATGTATCTCTAGCATCTAATACACTCTTTACTTCCTTACTAACAGTGCCTAAAGAAAATTTACCATTACGCATAATTACAGAATCATGTGTTACTGGTGGAATAAATTTAGTATTATTAATTGATACCATATCAGCAGCAATTGCATAAATCTCTTTCATTGATTTACGAACTCTAAGTTGGTTCTTTATAGTAAGCCCATCTTCTACCGCTAAAAGAATATCTACTTGTTTCCAGAATTTTTGTATTATTTTTTCTGACCCAAAGATTGTTCTATTGTGGTGCATTATTGATGCATTCAATTCTACAAAGTCTATAAACACAGACTTGAAACTTTCTGGGATACCTGTGCCAAGTTTTTTTCTAGCGTCTTTTGATAAAGACCTAACAAACTTTTTAAACAAAGCTGTGAAAGAAGTTGCATCAACTCCACCATCTCGTAAAGATTCATTACTTTCAATTAAACCATTAGCTATTCTATCGTGCTCACTAATGATAGGAATATGTGATCCTTCAGGCAAGTCAGTAACCTCTACAGCTTTTGGTTGAATTACAGGAACAGTAGTTCCATCTGGTGCAGTTCCCTTACCTGCAGGTTTAGGTTTACTTGAAGGTGCAACTGCTGCAGCAGTCGTGGGTGTAGTAACAGTAGGTGTTGTAGTTTTAGCAGGAGCAGCTTTAGGTTTTGCTTTAGCTTCTGTTTTAGGTGCAACCTTAGCTTCTGTCTTAGGTGCAACCTTAGGTTCAACAAACCGACTGATACCCCCATAAGACCATTGGTGTTGATCAAAGATAAAGTTCATTACTGTACGTCCATCTTTTGGATCAATTAACTTGACACCTTCTATATCTAAATGTTCCATTAAAGACATAAATTGTTTGATTGCTTCTTTTTCTTTTCCCTCTTCAAATAAACGTGTTAAAATATCTACAGCTTGTGCAACATTTATTTTCTTTAACGAGTCTTTAGGTAAGCTTAATAAGATACCTTCCATTGTTTTAAAGGATGCAAAGAATAGTTTTCCTGCTACCCCTGTAGCTTTTCCCCATGCTCTAAAGTCACCAGTAATAAATTTAATAGCTCTCTTAGGGGTTGAAGAAGTAAATTGTCCGTTTGGATTTCTTCCTTGTTGAACAACACGCTCAGCTACAACAGGAGTAACATGTGGTGTTAAGCCTGTTACAGGAGTTGTTTTTCCATCCACTTGAATAACAGCTGTGACAGGTTCTTCTGATTCCTTAGGAGAAATAACTGGTTGAGACGTTTCTTCTGCAGGATCTGTAGTATCAATGTGTTGTTCTAGTTCATCAGTATTGTTTTGTTCTTCTGTTGCTCTTTGAGAATCCTGTAGAATTTCGTTTTCTGTTTTAGTTTTAAAAGCTAGATCACTATCTAGTTCAGTTTTCTTACGCATGTTTTCTACAACCATAGAAGCAAGAACTTGATTGCCATCTAAATCATCTATAGTCAATCCTTCTGGTAAGAATAACTCAGTAAATTTTTTAACATTTTCTTTAAAGAATCTATGAGCATCTTTAACATTGTTTACAGTTTTATTGTACCCAACATCACGACCAAGAGTAACAATCTCAGCATATTCTTTTCCTTCAATAATATTACGAACAACAAATTCCATCCAACCTTTGTCTTTTTTATCAAATAAAGAGTATTTATTTTCTTCTGCTAAGTCTATAATAAAACGAAACGCTTTAGATTTTCTATCTAACTTTGCAGAATACTCTTTATCTTCTCCTCTAATAGTACTAACTAACTGAGGAGGCTCCCCTTCTACATTACTAGCTTCACCCTTTAAGTCATATTTTGTACCATAAGCTTTTACAAATTGTTGGTATAACATGGATCCACGTTTCTTTTCGGATTCCATCCACTGTTCATTTGTTCCATCATACGTTAATTCCTTAACGTCTGTATAGTAAGAAGAGTTAATAATTTCATTTTCTGTTTCTATAAATAAACCCCAATTAGATCCTGTAAGACCAGCTCTAGTTTCTTGTGGTGTAAGTTCTTTAATAATAATCTGCCATGCACTGTTTGCAAGATAGTTTAATAAATGATTACGTGTTCTAATTGTTCCATCTTTCCGTACTAAAGTAGCATCACCAAGGGCTTGTGCTGTATTCATAGCTGTTAAAATAGCATCAAGAGATGTCTGAGAGTTTTTAAAACCAAGAGATGAAAACTTTTTCTTTAAACGAGATCCAATTTGTCTAGCAACATCAAACCTTTCTTTCCAAAACCTATTAAGAGATTCACCAGTTAAAGGATCATTTGGACGTAGTTTAGAGTTATTTAAATCATCGTCTTCTCTTGCGTTTATCAACTCGTTTATTTTTGATAAGTCAGATGGTTCAAACTTTGCATCTGCTATCTCTAAGTCATTTACTAATTGAGCGTGTTCATGCACATCTAATATAGCTAACTTTCTTTCTACTAAGTTTAATCTACGAATTCCATTAACACCGACAGTTAATTTACCACTATCAAGAGCTTTAACAATACGCCTGATAATTGTTTGGTGGTAGTTAACAAGCTCTCCCGTACCAGTTCCTCTAATAGTTTCATCTGTAGTTCCAATTAAACTTGGATCAGTTATTATGTTTTCGTCTGGTACTGTACTGTATAATGCTTTCTGTTCCTGTGCTTTAATTTGTTCTGGCGTTAAGGGTACCACAGGTTCTTCTTTAACCACAGGAATTTTTCTTGTGGTAGTAATAGATACCTCAGGCTTTTTAATGTTACTCAGTAAAGCTGTAAATAACTTATCATCAACTCCAAACATTGTTTGAATGTTGTTTTTAAATTCAGCATTTGTTTGTGGAGAATCTGAAATCTCATTACTAAGAGTAGCTAATCGTCTAACTGCTGTAGTTTTAGTGTATGCAACTGGTAGTTTAGCTTTAGGGGCAAACATTAAACCTGTTGCAGTTTCATTAAAAGAAACATTGTTTATGGATCGTGCTTGTTTTGGATCTAAGATTACATAATGATCATTATTAGTAACAGTAACTTGACCAGAATAATCATTGTATTGAAAACTAGGAGCAAAGATACCATCATATCCCATACGCTGTAATAATCTATGAGCTATGATTCTAGCCTCTGCTTGAACTGGAACAGTGATAGATGCTCTACTACTGTGTTCTCGCATGATATCATTTAATTTGTATGGATCATTTCCAGCACTGTCTAGTAGTTCCTGTGATATTAAATTTAATTTTTGTTCTTCCCATATGCCAATTTTTTCATATGATTTTTGCCATGTTCCGTCTTGTAACTCTAAAGCTTCTTTTAAATTATCAGGTAAGTCTCTTACTGCGTGTAATCTATTATTTTGTAGGTTTTTTAACCAAGTAGGATCAATTTCTATTTTATTTTCAGTAATAAACTTTTCAAGTAAATAAGAAATTTGATAATTAAATACATGCCGTGTACTAGAGAAAGGAACTGATATTCTCCTTGGATCAGTCTTTAATTTTTTAAGATACCCTAACGTATCTACAATAAAAGGTTTTTTTATATTTACATAAACATCTGTATTATAGTTTCCGTATTTAGAACCATCCTTACCATTATTAGTGAAATAAACACCAGCTCCTAAAGCTTCATCACCACCAGTTAATCCAATTTTAAATCTAATATCAGATGGAAAATCTTCATAAGGTATTGGCAATGGTGAGCTATGGCGAAGAGCCATTGGTTCAGTAGAGTTTGGATAAGTAACAACTGTATCTTTAAACATCTTATCAAACTTAGTTTCTTTATTTAAAAGAAGTTCTTTAACCTTTTTTAATCTCTTACCTTGTCCTTGTGACTCCATAGCTTTCATTAAATCTGTTAATAAAAGTAATGGCATATCTTTATTATCTTCAATACTACCCCTATCAAGTACAGTTATTACTCCACCAACGTTATCTGTATTAGGAATAAAACCAACGTTTTCTTTAGGATCTTTTACAACCCGAACAGTAAACTTATTAATATCAATACTAGTAGCTGATTTCAAAAGATTAGTTGCTTCACGAACTCGTTGTGGTAATCTGGGTAATTCGTTTGTGTTTGTACTTGTTAATAAACTATCCAAAGTATCTCTAACTGTATCCATAACAATATAGTTACCAACATTTGTTGGTTTTCGTTGAGGTGCAAATAAATCCCCCATTTCTAACCTATATTCTGCAGCGTCTTGATCAGCTGCAGTTTCTAATAAGAAATTTATTGATTGAATTCCTTGGAAGCTGCCAAAAGATATATCTAAATAAGATGGTGTAACTACCAGTTGTTCTGGTGTTAAGTTCTTATGGTATTCTCGTAAAGCAATGATCTGATCTTTTCTATTAAGAGATGAGTCCATAATAATTGGATTGTTTGGTACAGCCCTATACCCATTTTCTTTCATAGATTGTATGTGAATATCTACAGTAGATGCTAGATAGCGTTTGTTAATTTCCATATAAGATTGAAATATCTGGGCAAACTTTGCTCTGTTCTTTACAGTAATACCATCTCGTTTAACATTAAGATAAGCATCAAGTCGGATTGGATCTACAGTCCCATCGGCATGAACTGTTAATGCATGTAAAGATTGTACTTCATCTTTAGTAAACAACATATCCTTTAGGGATGGTTCTGTTTTTGTTAGCTTAGCAGAAATCTTGTCATTCAATACTTTAGTAAATGCAACTTTTTCAGCTGGTGACAATTTCTTTCCAGTTGCAGGGAATTGTTTTAATGCTGCAGTAACTCGGTTCTGATAAGTAATGCGTGTCATCAAAGGACCTGAGTTTTTCTCAAGCTGACTGAGGACATTTTTTACAGCCGTGTACATCTCATCTTCAGCATCAACCTTACTTAGCTTGAGAGAATTAAACACCTCAACCAAGGTTGTACCTACACTGAGGAAACGGTGAAGTAGGGTCTTCTCTACAGCATTTGAATTAGCGGTCTTAAGGAAGACTGCAAGCTTGACCTCATCAATCATCATCTTGGCTTTGACTTGAGCCATTAGTTCTTGAGTATTACCTGCAAGATAGTACTTGTTAAAGTTATCAGTACCAAGGACTTGTTGAGCTGCATCTAAAAACGCCTGTTCTGATGTAAACAGTTTACGCATATCCATTAAAGATGAACCATAAGCATGAAGTTCCTCAACATGACCAATCTCATGGAGAACATTCTCTACTCTAGTATTACCTGCAACTGAGGTATCCAACTTACCAATCTTAATATCCCCAGCTAGTGAGGTACTTGCACGATCATCTGCTCTAGTTCCCATGTCGCTGATCTTGGCAGCTACGTTAGAGGTAAAGGATGTATTGACAGTAGAGGCTAGGATGATACGCCGATCAACATCCGTAATGTGACCTAGTGTAACCAACTGATCCAAACGGTTAAAGAAGTTTTTAATGTATGTCTTGTTACCAGTTGCATTCTTTAAGAATGACCTAGGGTTATCTAAGGAAGCGTTAATGTTCTTCTGTTGATCAGGTGTTAATTTTCTAGCCTTAGCCAATCCTCGACTTAAGCTGCGGAGGGTGTGTTCTTTTTCTTCACCAAACAGTTGTCGGTTGATGTTCCGCTCAATAGCTCCTGTGACCTTTGGATCTTCCATTTCAGCATCAGTAAGCAAGGACATATCCTCAGCTGTATCCTGAGTGATCTCGTCCACTTTCTTTTGGGTTGGCAACGCTGGGGCTGTGGTGCCCTGTGCTGCGTTCTCTCCCTCTGCGGTAGCTGGTGGTTCTACCTTTGGTCCTGTTGCTTCTGATGGGTTATGGCGACCTTCAGAGGCATTCTCCATGATTCCCCTGACATTAGAGGTGGCTTTGTCCACAGCTGAAGAGATCGTCCTAGGGGCAAGCTCTGTGCCATTCTTGTGGGCAAGCCTAGCTTCTGCTTGGTCTTCCTTGCTGATGGTCTTCTCTAGGATTGACCTAGCTTCGTCAAGCTCACCGTACAGCTTAGCTACGTTATTTGCGGGGCTAGAGCTTCGTCCTGTTACAGGATCAATTATACGCATCTGCTCTGGTTGTCCTGCAGCCTTGTTTGTGAGATCCGTTTCAATATCGGTCATCGCTGAGAAATCACGCATATGGTCTTCTGTTCTCAACAGGGTCAGGTATTGTTCTCTTGGCGTGAGCAGAGAGAACCGACCACCCGCACTGTCAGCATCTAATAGATCAGTTACTGAGGTAACAAACTTACCTAAGACTGCTCGGATGGTAAAGGCTCGCATAGGCTCATTAGGCTGTCGTCTATTTAGAGAATGATCAGGTAGGTTGGCTGCATCCTTAGGGTTTGATGCCACACTTGCAGCGTCAATAGCTGTAGAGGTGGTTCGGGCTGCTGCATTGATGTCCACAACCGTAGGGTCAACACCCTTGGATACTGCGGTTTGAATAGCTCCTGCAATAGGATCTTGAATAGTAACTGCTTTGCGGTTCCTAAAAGCAGCAATGTTATCCTTAGTTCTCTGGAAAGGATTGCGTTGTTGTGGTGCAAAAGCTGGATCTATTCCCTGTTGAGCAAATGCGTTACGGGCTGCAGCGTTGTTTCCTCTAACTGCAACTGTACTGATGACATGACCAACCATACCTAAACTAGCACCAAACAATGCTCCTGCTGCTGCAGCTCCCACTACTTCGTCCATACTAAAGACTGATTGCATATCTGGGTTGTAAAAGTACAATGAGTTAGCAAGGGCAATGTTTTCTTTCTGTCCCACATAATCAATTAGGGAGTTAGAGGTTGCTCCGACCAAAGCACTTGCTCCTGTTGTGCGGAGAACACCCCACTGCATAGCTAACCGTGGAAGTTTGCCATAGCCCGTCAAGTACCAAGCACTTGACATGACCTGCTTAGCTGCAGATAATGTTTTGTAAAGAATCTGGAGACCTCGACCTACTCCTACGGCTGCGCCTACTACGGCTCCAACTGGAGCTGCTCCACCAGCCGTAGGTGCTCCAAAGAAAGCTGCACCAATAGCTGTATCTACAGCAATAGTACCACCAATTTCTACAGCAATTTCTGCTGCGGTATCAAGACTGCCTACGAAACCATCTTTGAACGATGCAGCAAAGCCATAGATAGACTGGTAGGTGGTTGGTACATAGTTACTAAGGCGGCGTTGGATATCACTGACATTCATCTTACTCATCAGCGTCATCAAAGCATGAGTGCTGTTACGGGATTGTATAAACAAATCCTCAGTCACACCGTAGTTCAATAACCCATCCCGCACTGTAGGATCCAAAGCAATTTTTTCATTGAACCATGTCTTATAGTCAAAGTTACGATCAAAGGATTCAACAAGGGCAACCATGTCAGCTGTGCTGGTTGAAGGCAGTTCACCAGTTTCTTTCTCAAGGTCTGTTAACAACTCAGTGTTATCAAAGCCCATGCTTCGGAGAACCCGAAGACCATCTCCACCCATACGTTGTAAAGCAGGTACAACTGTAGGAGATAAAACTGATGGTGCTGCAGGATTATAATCCATTGCAGTATCATAAACTGTCATTGCCATATCAGCAATACCACCAACAATGTTACCAAACCAACCCTGTCCTCGGTAATAGTTAGCGATGTTGGTGTCTGGAACTACCAAGGTATTATTATGTCGTGCCTTCATGTATGCAATCTTAGACATAGACTGGGTAATTAAATCACCCATTCCTTCTTGTTGCAAGCGTTCTTCAGGTTGCATCATCAAGTCATTCAACTTAGTTTGCTCACGGGCAATCCCTGCGTCATTGATATCTTCATCAGCAACTGCTACAGGTTGCATAGCAGCTTGACCAATAAGTTGTCTTAGAAACAGTCCCTGTGAGGGATCTTTACCAAGGGTAACCAACGAGTTGTTCAGCACATTAGCAAAGGCAAGAGACTGGATCTGATTCAAGGTTCGTGATTCTGCTTCAGTAGGTTCACCTGTAAACCTAGGTTTTACTCCCCAGTTTATAGGATCAGATATACCCTTTGGATCAAACAACAGGTTTTCTTCAGTACCTTGGTTAGGTGCAAAGTATGTATTCTGTTGATAATCCTGATAGAACGGGAATGCCTTAGGACGTTCATTACGATCATAACTTGATTCGGTATAAAGGTTCTTCATTATTTAGTTTGATTCCAAAGGTTTGCTTCTGTTTTTCTGCGCTTGACCAATCCTTGTAGGACAACTAACTTACCGCTTGTTTGTGAAGTGGCTTTGTTGTACAAGGGCAGGATTGCTGGTATTTTGTACCAAGTGAGTGGACTCTTTAGGGCTGCAGTAATTGTTTCTCGGTTCTTTGCTCCATAGAAGTTAGGACCCATATTATAAGCAAATGAGATCAATGCTGCTTGTTGATTAGCATTCATCTTATCCCACTTAGGGATTGTATTACGTAGAGTTGGGATGACGGTGTTGTAGGTGTAATGACGGACGTACATATCAGCTTTAGTTGCATCAATAACATCTCCTTTTTTAACAGGAGTACCATCTGGGTGTGTTGTTGATCCTGCTCCAACAGTCCACTTTCCATCTTTGTTATATGCTTTGGCTTCAAACCCTTCGTAGGTTTTGATGACATCAAACCAAAGCTTCTCACGGGTTTTGATAGATGTTGTTTGTTCTACCTCCAGTGCTTTAGCATAGGTAGTTGCTTTCTCTACCGTACTGAAGATACCAAAGTGTTGACCTGTCTTAGTGTATTCAGCCACAGCTGCTTTAGAGTCCATAGGCTTACCATTTTTAACTGTAGGAATAAGAACTGTAGGACCACCCTTTGTCTGATAGGGCATCATAGCTACTGATAACAAGCTACCGTTAGCTTGTACAGAGACTGGGTAGGTGACGGTTGAAACCTGAACCGTTGGTTCTTCAACATCAGGTCTGTTCTTAGGTTCACCTACAGCAGCAGGAGCAATTGTAACAAAGTCTTTAGCTGGTGCGGCAATTGCTGCGGGGATTGCTGACTGTGCTTCAGCAGCCATATGTTCCTTATGCAACAACTCTACAGCTGTCAGAGTAATGTTCTTGATCTTACCTGCAGGAGCTGCTTCGATGGTCTTCTGCAATTCCAGTGTTTGATCGTGACTCAGGTTGTTTACAACATCCTCATCCATACCAAAGAAACTGTAGAAGGCAGCACGTAGGGCAATACCTGCAGCTCGTGCTGATTTACTAAGATCAATGTCATTATCTCCACCAAACTCCTTGTATACAGCTAGCTCAGCTGCAACTATAGGATCTTTTATCTTGTTTTTAATATCATCTCCGCTTACACCAAAGAAATCAGAGGCATAAGCACCTAATGCAACACCTGCAGCTCGGGCTGAAGTAGTACGATCAATATTACCGTCTCGACCAAACTCTTTGTATACAGCCATCTGAGCTGCAAACATAGGTTCCATCATTTTGCTTCGTACCCACAAACCAAAATCATTAGCTGACTGTCTCTTTTCATTTTCCATAGCACCAACAGGAGTATTTTGTTTCCAGTTTTCCATTTCAGTAATAATATTACCCATCTTAGCTGGAGTTTCTCCTACTACTTCAGCAACCCTAGCTGGAATTTCTTTAATTGTTTTTAAGTCAGCTGCAAGAACCCTAGAGATATCACTTTGGATTGCAACCATTTGTTTCTCAGCTACGTATGCATCTGTAGAGACACTAGGTATGACTTTATTTGACTGTGCTGCAGAAATAAAGAGACGGTGTAAGCGGTTCTGCTCGAATGCCTTCGTCAAGTCTGTAGACTTGCCCGTAGCAGCTTGTGCTGGCGTACCCTTGGTTCCTGTGGTCTTGGTGACGTTATCATAGCGAGGACCCCACCCATTCCATCCACCCTGTGGTGCTGGTGCAAGGGTTCGTTCTGTGGTTGTGACCATCGTATCTGGAATAGCTTCTACGGCTGGTGTGATTTGATCAGCTGCTGAGTGATACAGTACGTAGTCAGGGGATGAAGGTGCAGTCATAAAGGCATAGTACTCGGATGTACCTTTCTTTGTGTAGATACTGTTACCTGCTTCAATCAGTCCTTCCATCTTGGGGATAAACTCAGAAGAGTTCTCGTTATAGAGAATCATGCCAAACTTAGGACCCATAGGGATTGTGTCGGGAAAGATTTCCTGAAGTTGGTTGGTATCATCTTCTGTTACATTGGGAGTTGTACTAGGCTTATAGCCCTTGAACAGCGGTGCAGTTGATGCTCGATATTCCTTCATGTTGTAGCCCAAGTCAAACTCACTGTTACTACGGTAGCTGTGGGCGACTTCAAACAACAACGCCAAGTGATCACTGACGGTCTCAAGACCAAGACCCTTAGCCTTTGCCATAACTACTTCCATCATGGCTGGGGTAAACAAAGCATCATTAAACTTACCTTCACCAGAACCAGTACGCAACTCACCTGTGTTAGGCTGAGTTGCTCGTCGGTAATCTGTAGTAATTGTATCAAGCACATTAGTTCCTGCAGCATCATCCTTAAAATCAGGATCAAGCTTCTGGAAGAATACTCGAGCTGCTTTATTTTCTGGGAGATCTAGTTGGATCATGAGATCAACATCTGAAAGAACCTTAGGATTCTTAAGACCCCGTGATGCATAGTACTCTCTAAAATTAACTTTATTTTTGGCAACAGCACCAGCTGGGATTGCATCAATAGCTCGAACATCATCAGTAGCTCCTGTGTCTGTTCGACTAGGAAATCCCGCTCCCCTAATGACAGTCTCACGGTTACTAAAGGAACCTTCAGCCCGTGCTTCAATTATGTCTTGTATGTTTAAGTTTAGGTTTCGTTCTGTGTTTTCAACAAGTTGATTCTTATCATTCAGGATACGTTGACCAATGCGAACTATAGGGGTGTTATTGTTGTCACGTTGACGGGGCATCCAGCCACCTTTTGAATCTAGGTTATCCCTAGAGGTCACATAATCAACAAGGTTCACGTTAGTTCCATCAACAGTCTGAGCAGAAATTACTCTAAAAGACACAGGGATGCCTGAATTGTTTCCTTCTAGTTGAGATATGTCTGAGATATCTAGTTCCATCTCCCAGTACTCAGCTGGAGGGATCATCTGCCAAGCCTCACCAGCAAGTTGGACCTGCTCCTCTATGGGCAAAGCACGAACCTTGGCTGCTGCGTCTGGGGTGTTAGGTACAAGACCCATAGGTCCGTAGAATTCTGGATTAGCTGCGAACGCAGCACGAGCTAACTCACCATCACTGAGACCGTTCTTAGCTATAGTAGTTCCTCTGCGGGTTACGCTGGTTTGACCAACACCGCCAAGCACAGCACGAATGACTTGCTTGTCAGCGGAAGGATTCCACAGTCCTATGTAAGTAATTTGTTTAGCAATAACCTGTTCTTCTGTATCTGTATGAAGAACTTTGCAGCCGTTGGTTCCACGTAGTTCAGCCTGAGCTATAATTTTACTCTTCTCTCCCTTATTAAGATCCATGTATTCTTTTTTCTGGAGATCAGTAAGCTTAGCAGAATTAATGATGCTATTCAAGCCTTCAACTGATCTATCAACTGACTTCAAAGACTTAGAGCTAATGACCACACCATCAATAACACTCAGGTCAGCTGCTTCAAACTCAGCAGGAACAAAAGAAGTTTTCATAAACTCATTGATCTCTTCACTGCGTAGTTTGTCTGTAGCTTCTGTACCACCTCGGGTAATAGTTGGGTTCGACATGACAGCAAGGTAAGCACGAACAATCATAATCTTCATCTGAGGATTCCTGTACAAGAAATCAACAATAGATTCATTACTAGTTCCTTCGCCAGCTACTCTGACATCCTTATTGTTTTCATCCGTAGTGTAAGTATCAAGGTTTACCCCAGAATATTGAGCTGCAAAGCGAACAACTGCATTAGTGATGGTTGCCAAAGCTGTTTGGTCTTGACCTGTACCGAAGATGGTTTCTTCATTACCTAAGAAATCATTACGACCTTCCATTACCAACCCCTTAGCACCACGTTTTACACTGTTTAGATACTTATAGGCAATCTCTAATGCCTTAGGATTGTTAAAGTCATTAACTTGAAACTTTTTTAGCATCTCTAACGTAGCAGAACTACGAGACATGCTGCTCATTACACTGAGGCGCATAACTTGGTCTGCTGAGAAAGCTGGACTGCCATCAGCATTTTGTAATGCAGCAATTGCCCGAACATCAACATAGCGCAATTGGTTCATTGCTATCAATGCATCACTATCAGAGAGTCTATCTGTGATAAGATCCTTGTATGCCCTCTGGGCTGCAGGAAGGATGTTCTTACCTGTAGCACTGGTCTGGTTACCACCCTCAGCTTCTACTTGGGAAATAGTGCGTAAGTGGTCTTCGCCTAAGACTGCTAGGTCTGCTTGTTTGTTGATGTATAATTCTTTATCTTTACCTTCAACTAACACAGGCTGTCCAAATTCATCCTTTAAGATCTGCCCTGCAGCATCTCGACCAAACGCAGTACCATCCTTACCCACAGGCAGTATAGACTTGCCACCGTTTGTTGTGACAGGGTTCATACCATTGATCATTGGGTTATAGGGAATATTTGCCATCTCTTCCCTTGTCAGGGAAGGTTGTCTGCTGCCCGTTGGTCCGTTGCCAGCAGCAAACCTAGCCCTGTTTTCGTTCTTCTCAATTAAATTTTGTTGAGCTTCTGCCATATTATACATGATCTTTGTGATATTGTTCTCAATATCATAGTAACTTTTACGGGTCTGTAGGGCTAGGCGACGATACTTGCTGCCAATATCACTGAGGTCAGGATTGCCCTGAGTGAACCGATCATAATCTTCATCACCAAGAACACTTCTAGCCTGTTCATCATACTTTACCTTGAGATCTTCATATCCCTTATTCAGTATCACTTGATCCTCTTGGGTCAAGTCAGTACCTGCAATCTCTGCTTGCTTGAGTCGAATCTGAAAGTTCTGATACAAATCATCAGTCTTGTCCTGTAGATCATAACCAATAGCTTGGATAGATGCATCTTTACCTTCAATAACATTATCCAAGGTTTCCGTATACAACTTACCTGCAACATTAAAAGCTTCAGCACCTAAAGCATACCACGCAACTCCATTATCTAAAGCAAGAGCTGGGTTAATAGGGTTTACTATTACGGTTGGATCTTCCCTGTAGTCTACAATAGGAGATGCTCCCATGCCGACAGATGATTGTGGACCTTGTTCAAAGATTGTTTGTTGAAGAGGCTGAAGTGGAGGCATTATTTCTGTTCCTTATTTTTTTCAAATAGATGACCATAAGTGACCATAGATTGATAGATTGTTCTTATTAAATCTTTTTCAGAGGTTATTCTGCCAGAAGAAATCTCTCCTTGAATACCTTGTTTTAGTTTATCATAATTAGTAACGTTAGGTAACATAGCAAAGGCTGTATTCCATTTATCAATACCAAAAGCACCAGTTGTTAAATACTCAGTAGCGACTGCTTCTCCTGTGCGTTCTTGTGCTTGAATCTTGTTTCGGTTTAACGCAAGATTTCCTTCAACAGCTCTTCGGATAATGTTAGGAGCAATACCACGAACAACACTTTGTTCTTCCAAAGAAGGAGATGCGTCAATATCTTTTTTAAAAATCTCAGTTCTATCTTTAATACCAAAGGCTGGGTAGAATTGACCATCTTCATTATAAACACCTATACGACCTTGAACAACTGTACCCAATTCTAAAAGATTTAGTTGTTCCAATTTAACAGCATCTTCTGTATGGGTATCTATAGACACATCAGGATCTAACTGAGCCTTAGCAGCAAAGTGAGAAGCCCTGAGATCTAAATCTTTCATATAGACTTGTTGTGATTTAGAGTAGTTTGAGTTAGCAACGTTTGCACTAAGTTCACCTAAAATAGGATCTAATTCTTTACGTGCCCATGCTGGTGTATTCACCAACCTATCCCTTAGGAAATACTCCTTACCAACATTACTACCAATAACATCTAACTCTCTCTTAGTAACATCTACGAAATCTCTTTTAGCCCCAACAATACCTTCAGGATGCATCTGTTCATAAGTCTTCCAATAGATGTCCTTTGTTGCTGGATCCATGTTCTCAGGTTTGTTTTGTTTCTTCCAGAAATCAAATCTTTCTCCTGCTTCTGATGGATACATTTGCATTGCAAGATCAGTTGATTCTTTTAGTCTAGCTGTAGCTTGTTTTGATAAACCTTCTTCAATGTTTGTTGGGTTTGTGTTTGTAGTTGTAACTGGCATAGATGCAGAAGCAATATTCTGCAGTTCATTGTAAAAGTTATTGTTTAGTTGTGACATATTTTATCCTTATTGTCGTGGTCCAACAAAATATGGAGACGCTGTATAATCACCATCACCACCACCACCACCACCATACTGTAGGTTTGCTGAGTAACCAGCAGCAACACCTTGGATGCCCGCACTAATAAGACCTGTGGTTAATGCACTTGATGATGAATCTGCAATACCCCCAGTAACTGGTAGAAAGACTGATTGTTCTTGAAAAGAAAATTGTCTTTGCCCCAGCTTTTGGCTTTGTTGATTTTCAATATCCTTATAGGATTGCCTATAGTTTGTCTTAAGTGCAATCATGTTTGCACTGACTGCTGACATGTTTTGTCGTAACAATGCTCTTGCTGTACCTGAGGTTGACCCCATACCACGTGCTTGCATTGTTCCAAGAAACTGAGCATTGGTTGCTGCAGTTTGCTTTGATAAGGTTCCCTTTGCATTCTGAAAGTTCTTATCTAAATACAATTCAGCTAGTGCTCGATCTGTATTAGCACCACGTTCAATCAGTGCATTTCTTTCTAGGTTTGCTTGGAACTGACGCATCTGATTTCGTTGCTCAGCTGCATGTGCCCATTCATTCTTAAAATTAGCTTGTTGTTGTTGTAGTTTTTGTGCTTGTGCTTGCGCTGATGCTGCTGAGCTTGCTGAAAAAGCACCCATTACTCCTTGCGCTAAAGCAAGCCCACCCATTACTCCTGCTGCTACTCCCATTAGTTATCCTCCTGTAAGAATTTAATTATATTGTCTATTTCGTTATTTAGATTCTCAGTATAAACTATCATAGTCTTTTCTAAGTCTCTTGTTGTTAGCCATTCATTCATTGCTGTAATGTACATTGATAAGACTGCTTTAGATGTCCATTCAGGTTTCCACAGTGATGCACATTTCGGCAGCAGTAACTCATCTTTTAAAACTTTATCCATTGACTTTAGTTGTGCTTTGGTATCAGCTCGTTCTAACACCACAACCTTATTGACATTTGTGTTATGCCAGATACCCCATAACTTACTGATGCCTGTGGTTGGCATTGGTTCATCAGGGTCTAACTCCCAGTAACCTTGTGGGTTATGTTTGGGCACTAATAGGTCAGGTAGGAATTTATGACCATTGACCTTAAGCCCTGCTTCTTGCAGTTTGCCCATGACCCACGATGTCCCTGTGCGGGGACCGATGCCTGTGACTGCATTCATTGTCTCCTCTTTAGTATTGAAGTACCAAACTTAGATTTTTTCTTTCCAACTTCTTGACCATTCAATAACACAGCTCCACTGATGCGCTCTCCAAGTAAACCTAATGATCTTTTATTGGACATCCAGTCTTTAGTGATCTTTTTTTGTTCATCAGATTGATTCTTTTTAATAGCGGTATCAGGATCAATTGCAATGGCATCAGCCCAATAAGACACAGCAGCAGATAATACGTCAATTCTATCGTCATGTTTTAATGACCCCCGTCTTTCTGTTATTCTCGTTATTTGTATTTGATTTTCTTTGTCTTGAATTGCTTTCGTATCAAACACTAAACGATGCTGAGCAAACACAGGCTCCAGTGTCCGCAAGATACGACTCTCCTTATTCCCAGTTACTTTGTATTCCTTGATGGCAACTTGCCCACAAGAAGATGCAACGACTGGTTTCAGTATCTGACCAAACATACCATCACCATAGTTTGATTCATAACTGATCTTCTTTATCTTGTATTGGATAACTAACTTACATATCTTTTGTAAAGTAATATTATCATATCCTCCTTGAAGACCAAACAACTCATGTACCACAATGTAACCATTGACAAAGGATGCCACACATAAAGCTGTCTCATCTTCTCCTCGACCTGATGGATCAATAAACAATACTGTTTCCATATAATCAGTATGATCCGAAGATACCCACATGGGTTCATAACAGATATCACCACGCATACCAAAGGATGCAACTCTTTTATTCTGTGTTGAGTTTGACCAAGTTACTTTAGTAGGAAAGATATCAACATCAACATCTAATACTAACAAGTCTGCAAGATGAAGTGGATATCGTTTACTGTCGGATGAACTTGTATCAAGCTTATAGTGCAATGCAAATAAGCTGGGACCAATCTTTGCTTCAATCTCCAACAGTCTTTCATCAGAGAATCTTTCTACTTGAGTTGATTGACCCGCTTCTAATTCTAAACCAAGGATATACTTATGAACATTCTCACAATCCTGAGGAGATGTTATATCAGGCATAACAGCAGGAAACTTAACAACTGTATATAGACTTGCAAGTTTATTGTATATAGAGTCTTTTGTTTGAGGTGTCCCTAGGAATCTGATAGTTGCATCATCTATTTTGTTTCTTACATTCTCTAACTCCATACACCTATCCCATAACTTTTCACGGGATGCAGGGCTATCGGAGTTCTCAGGTACTTCTATATCATCACACAAGATATCATCTGCATGGGATCCTGTGATCTGACTGGTGATACCTTTTGCGGATACCGAAAGATCTTGGCTGATTCTAGTACGACCATGTACATTAAACCCGAATGCCGAATCCTTCTCAAACTCCTGAGGAATCAAATGTTGCATATACGGAACTAAAGCTAGGGTCTGACGAACCTGAGATACAAACTTAATAGCCTTATCCCCAGCAGCTGAAAGAACAAGTTGAGTTCTGTTAATATCTTTAAGAATCTTCCAAGACACAAAGCAAGCATTGATAACAGACTTACCATCCCCACGACCAGCTTGCATTAAAAAGTCATTACTGCCGTTCTGAAGAACCTCTGCCATAGCATACTGCTTTGGGGTAGGTAACCCAAGACCTAAATACTTGAAACAAAAATATAGATGATTTCTAAAGTCATCTAACACCTCTTGAGGTACATTCATTAGTATCCTTTCTAGGATCTCCTGTGTTGCGTTTCTTATGTTACCCTAAGAAGCTGTAGCCCCTACAGGAACAAACGCACCACAGGTCACCTCAGCCTTACTGAAGGGGTGCTGGGTTTGTAGAGGCAAACTTAAAGGGAACAGAAGCAGCCATCTTCCGCTCAACCGCTTCCATTGAATCACTTGGAATACTGTCCAATAACTCTCTATTGTCCTGCATGACTCCACGGATTACTTGATATAATCCAGGACCACACTTAGAACTGTCGGATAGATCCTCCAGTAATGCGTTCAGCAGCTTATCATAAATCCTATTAACTGTTTGTTTACGACTCATTCTTTAGTGCCTTTCTTAATGAAGGTGACATAGGACCAACCCAATACAACAACTAATACAGGTACATACCACAACACCCAGTAGTAACTAGGCTTATCAATCCCATGGGTAATAACGGTTTCCATGACCGATGGTCGAGATGCATCAGGGACAAGAATAGGGACTGTGGAACAGCCAACTAAACACATTAAAGATAGAATATATTTCATGATTTATTTCCTGCTGCTGCGGTTCCAAAGTAAAAGCCCACTAGGGATACCAAGATTTGACGATTCTCAGACGTGTAAAGAAACCCATTTACCTCAACAAAAACCTTACGGCTGTATTGGGGAATGATACCAAACAAACCTTCTGGGTTAACTGTATCGACTTCTACAAAGGTAGGGACCCCAAAGAAAGGCAATACAAATGGAGCCACAATGGTTCCAAACAACACAACCAACACAATGGTCTGACGGACAACCTTACCAACATCTAATGGAACCCTGAGGGCTGCCTTGTCTTGGTTCTCGGTTGTTTGTTTATTGACTGCAAGTAGTTGAACAAACATTTCCTTTTGATCTGATGCTCGTTGAGCAAGGTATCGAAAGACAAACCCAGCTAAACCACCACCTAACAAACTGATTAACTCTAATGGCATTATCGAATACTCCTTTTCTCTAAATCAAACACTCTTATACGAAGATCATCTAACATTTCTTGATGTCTTCCATCATTCACAGCAAATGTAATTTGACTTTTTACAAGATCTTGCACAATGTTTTTTAGTTCACTGAGGTCTGATGTTGTTCTATTTATTGTTTCATTTTTACTGCCTAATACGGTAAAGAATCCAGCTACTCCTATTGTTAATACAAATAGTTGTAACCATTGCAGAGCTATAGATGGAGAGAAGGGCTTTTTTTCTTCTGTAGATGTCATTTTACTTCCTTTGTTACTGAGTTAAAAATATTAATAAAACTACCAGCCCATGTTTTTAATCCAATATGATTGCAAGTCATAGTTGAATCAACAAACACTTGACCTCCAAGTTTACGCCACTTGCGACAGAACACATTATCTTCACTGACGAGATCACCATCAATAATTTCAATATCAAATACCATTTTGCAAGACTTGTTGCTGTTTGTGTATTCTTTGCTTACATCCGATACAGCAATCATTGCTGCTTTACTGACTCGCAAAAAGCCAGTTCCCAATGATTCTACTTCCATCAATCCAGTTGATTCATCAACCGATGATGTCGGAAGTATCTTGACATTGAACATGGGGGTGTCACATTTCTTTACAACGGCTCCTCCAACAACATCTGCTGGATGATCAAGAAGTTTAAATATCCATTCTGGATTCCATTGTTGATCCGAATCAATAAAAATAATGTCATCGCAATTGGTTTCAATAGCCATTGCAATTAAATCGTTTCTTGCTCTTTGAATTAATGCGTCACCACATATTTGTATGGGATAGATATCTATCTTTCGATCAATAGACATACGAATAGTTTCAATTAATGACCCCATAAACTCAACATGAACTGTTCCGTTGTGGGCTGGTGTACCAATAATTACTTTTCTGTTCATGGGTGTGTTGCCACATACGCTTCAAACTTTGCGTTGAGTTCTTGAATTGCTTTGACAAGTACTGGAATAAGTTGTGACGCGCTTACTCCAAGTTGTTCTGGGTTTTCGTCGCCTACTAAATGAGGAACTTCAATCCCAACTTCTGTTTGAGCGGTTTGCAATTGCTGTGCAGTAAATCCAAATTCTTTTCTTCCAACTCTGTTTCCATCTCTTTGATTCCAATCAAAAGAAACTGGGCGTATTTTAGAAATTAAATTTAAACCAACTGGAATTTCAACGATATTAGTTTTATCTCTTTCATCAGAAACTACAGTAAGGACTACTTGGCAACGAAGCGAAGTAATAGAGCCGTTTCCAAGTTGAATTTGATTACTTGTTGTTGCAGTAGCAGGCTGTGCGTTATACCCAATGCAAACTACATTTGAACCAGTAGTAATGGTGTTTCCTGCTGCATATCCAAGTGCACTGTTTTGAATGCCTGTAGTATTTGCGTTTAATGCTGCATATCCAAATGCACTGTTACTGCTGCCTGTGGTGTTAGAATCTAATGCTGTATATCCAAATGCACTGTTATAGTTACCTGTGGTATTTACTTGTAATGCTGCATAACCAAATGCGCTGTTACTAGCACTTGTGGTATTTGCTCCCAATGCTGTATATCCAAATGCGCTGTTATAGTTACCTGTGGTATTTACTTGTAATGCTGCATAACCAAATGCGCTGTTACCAACACTTGTGGTATTTGCTTGCAATGCTGTAGTGCCAAATGCACTGTTATAGTTACCTGTGGTATTTACTTGTAATGCTGCATTACCAAAGGCACTATTGTAAATACCTATGGTATTTGCTTGCAATGCTGACTGACCAAAGGCGCAGTTTTCAACACCTGTGGTGTTTGATTGTAATGCTAAACTACCAAAGGCATTATTGTAAGTACCTGTGGTGTTTGCGGTTAATGCTTGATATCCAAAAGCATTGTTATTAACGCCTGTGGTGTTTAAATATAATGCTGCCTGACCAAAGGCGCAGTTTTCAACACCTGTGGTGTTTGAATATAATGCTGAATGACCAAAGGCATTATTGAAAGTACCTATAGTGTTTGCTTGTAATGCGTTTGAGCCAAGAGCATTGTTATTAATGCCTGTTGTGTTTGCGCTTAATGTTGCATATCCAAAAGCATTATTATTGTTACCTGTGGTGTTAGAATCTAATGCTGAATATCCAAATGCATTATTATTATTTCCTGCGGTGTTTGAGTATAATGCTTGTGTTCCAAAGGCATTATTATTATTGCCTGTAGTGTTTGAGTCTAATGCTTGTGTTCCAAAGGCATTGTTATAAACACCTGTGGTGTTTGAGTATAATGCGTAATATCCAAAGGCATTATTATGAGTACCTGTGGTGTTTGAGTATAATGCATTTGTTCCAAAGGCATTGTTATAATTACCTATGGTGTTTGAGTATAATGCTGAAGTACCAAATGCATTGTTATTAACACCTGTGGTGTTTGAGGTTAATGCTGCATATCCAAAGGCATTGTTGCTATTGCCTGTAGTGTTTAGGTTTAATGCGTAACTTCCAAAAGCATTGTTTTGAACGCCTGTAGTATTTAAATTTAATGCTTGTGTTCCAAAGGCATTGTTGTTATTGCCTGTAGTGTTTGCGGCTAATGCTGTATATCCAAAGGCATTATTATTAGTACCTATGGTGTTTGAGGTTAATGTGGCATATCCAAAGGCATTGTTGTTATTGCCTGTAGTGTTTGCGGCTAATGCTGTATATCCAAAGGCATTATTAGCAGTACCTGCGGTGTTTGCAAATAATGCTGATAAACCAAAAGCACCGTTAGTTGCGATACTGCTACCACCCTTACCAACTGTTAATCCTTGAATAGTAATTATTGACCCAAGTTTAGCAGAGGTTACATTACCATCTGCAATCTTAGCTGTTGTCACAGCATTGCTTGCAATAGCAGAAGTTGTTACAGAATTATCTGATAGACTGGCAGCTGTAATCTGTGTTGTTTCAATTGTTACAGATGTACCAATCTTTTCTAAAGCTTCTTGTATAAGATATAAAGATTGAGTTGTTGCTAAGTTTAACTGTTTACTGGTAAGACGACTTCCTGCAACCCAGTTTACAAAAGGTTCATTTGATACGGTTTTACGACGCACTGTAACTGTAGAGCTGCTTAAAGCTGGTATCTTTATAGTATAAGTAGTAGGGGTTGGGGTTGTTACTACATAATCATAAACAGTAGCTCCTCCTGCAGCAGGTAGGTCGATTGCTGTAATGTTACTTGTAGTAGAATTCAAAGTACAACGACTGATGGGGATAAGAAACACAGCTTTCTTTTGAGCAGTAGTAACAGCTGGGTCTGCTAAGAAAGCCAATAGAGTTGTTGTACTTCCATCTCTATCTTGTGTAAAAATTCTTTCAACCTCTAGTTGAGCTGCGTGTGGAATACTTGGAATTAAAACAATACTGGAGTATGGAATGTTTCCAGAAGTATAACCAGTGGTTTGTTGACTGACTACTATAGGTGTGTTTGTATATGTCATTTTATTTTATTTTCTTGTGTTAGTTGTTAATTAAAAAAGTATCGCCATTCATAATCATATCACCCACATCTGTAAAAGAGCAAGCAATCGCTGTGGTAGCAGGACTGCCTGTGCCTGTCTACTGCATACCTACCACAACACCCGTTGTGCTTGCGACTGTAATGATGGTTGATCTGGCTGCTTGAATTGGCATTGTCGTTTATCCTACGGCTGTTTGAACCCAAGCCTCGCCGAGTATTGCAGCGTCTGCGAATGCGATTTTGTCTGCGGTCGTTGCGTTGTCCATGATGTGTTGCAGCGTGAGGTAACTCCGAAGGTGTCGCACATTGCGATCCACGGTGTCGTGAATCTCGTTGCTGTGTTGATTGTCCGCAACGATCTGATTGATGAGGTCAACAGAGTCGTGCGATGCCTTGATGTCTTGTGCGATTTGCTCGGGTGTTCGGATGATTGGTTCGAGTGTTGGAGGAATAATTGGTTCAGTAGTCATAGTTTTCTCAATAGGATGGATACCACTTTGTGGTTGTTGCGTCGTACGTCATGATGAGGGCACGAGAGACAACTGCAGTGGATGCGAGTGCGATGTTGCCTGCCGTGGTCGTAGTAAAGATGCCCGTTGGAATGATGGTGATCTGTCCTCCTGTTGTTGCAATTCCAGTCGGTGCGGTGATCGTGTCGATTGCGGTTGTGCCTGAAACAAACACGATCTGCGTTGTCGGTGCGATGGTGGCTGCACTTGCAACGGTTGGCGCAACTTGTCCTGTTGCTGTCACACCAAATAACTTAGTGACAAGGGTAGTGGTTGTTCCAATTACAGTGGTATTTGTGCCTAACCCAGTAGTTGATTTTCCAATTACAATTGAATTAGAATCTCCAGCTGCTAGTGAATTACTACTGTCCCCAATAAAGATGTTGTTAGATCCTGTGGTTATAGTACCACCTGCACCTGACCCAATACCAACACAAGATGCGCCTGTTGTTAATGCTCCTAGTGCATTTGCTCCCCATGCAGCATTCAAAGTTCCACTACTACAAGCATCCATAGACTGAAGACCGCCTGCTGTATTATTTATACCAGAACTTACGGCAGGAGTGTATAGTGCGTTATATCCAATTGACGTATTACCTGCTGCACCATTATTACGCAATGCTTGTGCTCCGATGCCTGTAGAATTAGCACCTGCATTACTAAGCATGGCTTGATAGCCCATTGCTGTGCAGCTAGCCCCTGTATTGACAGTTAGCGCATTATAACCAACTGCTGTGCAACTATTAACTGTATTGGTTTTTAAGGCAGACCAACCAAGACCTGTACAAGAGGCACCTGTATTACTTAATAGTGCGTCTTTCCCTACCGCTGTAACATTACCACCTGTGTTACCTGAAGCTGCACTATTTCCTACTGCTGTAACTTCTGTACCTGTGTTATTGAGCCCTGCGCTTGCTCCTATTGCAGTAAGAGATGATGCTGAATTGGCAGATCCTGCGAAAACACCCACTGCTGTATTGTTTGAATTAGAACCCGTAACACTACTAAGGGCACTGTAGCCAAATGCTGTACCACCTGTAGCTACGGTTCCACTTAATGCCAAGTTTCCAACAACTGTAGATGTACTGCCTCCGTTCCGTCTTCCAATAAGAATGGTATTGATATACGCATCACCTACAACTCCCAGTCCTCCTGCAATTTTTACTGCACCTGTTGTAGAGGATGTCGATGCGGTTGTACTTGGAACACTTAATGCTCCGTAGACAGTTGCTGCTGTGGTTGACGATGTGCCAATGACGGTTGTATTAGCACCAAGCCCAACTGCAAGTGCACCAATAACAATTGAGTTACTGTCGGAATTATTTAAGCCTTTTGAGTTGTATCCGATATAGACAGAACTGCCTGCAGTTGTTAGTGCGGTTGTTCCGTTCGCGTGGAAGTTTCCTGCTTCACGACCAATACCAACATTAAGTGAACCTGTCGTAATGTTTCCAAGTGCCGCAATTCCAACTGCCGTGTTGTTGCTTGCCGTTGTTTTTTCAAGAGCACCGTAGCCCATTGCCGTGTTGTAATTTCCAACAGTATTTTGATTTAGCGATGCGAATCCTATTGAGCAATTTCCCGCACCTGTCGTCACAAGCGTCCCGACTGCATAGCCGAGCAAAGTATTCTGACTGCCAGTCGTGATGCCACTTCCGCATCCTGAGCCAATCGCAGTATTGTTTATACCGCCTGCGATTGTCGAAACAAGAGTATTTGCACCGACCGCTAGGTTTGTCGTGTTCGCCAAAAGACCTACGCCGATGCGCTGACTGTTGATATGCGAATCTTTGGCAATGCCTACGCCACCTGCGATGATGACCGCACCTGTCGTCGATGATGTCGATGCAGTTGTGTCCGTTCCTGTGATGACTCCGCTGGTGTTTACGGCGGTCAGCGTTCCGACCGAGGTCAAACTTGACGAAACGACATTTGAGGCAAGTGTCGTGCCTGTCAAAGTGCCAGCGTCCACAGGTCCACCTCCACCGCCGCCTGCATTGCCGTTGAGTTTCTGTATTGCCTGCAATATCGTGTCAGTCGCAGCAACCGTTCCCGCACCGCTGACATATCCCGTGAGCACCTTGCCGATCACTGCGCTGTTTGTCACGGTCGCAGTCAATCCGCTTGTCGTGACTTCGCCTGTCAGGTTCGGATTCGTAACTGTGCCTGAACTACCAGTGACAGATCCCGTTATTGCTGCGGTGACAGTCAACCCTGTCAGTGTTCCGACTGATGTGATGTTTGGTTGTGCAGCGGTCGTCACCGTGCCTGCAGTTGTGGAACTTGTTGCGGTCGTTGCACTTGTTGCCGTTGCTGCGTTTCCTGTCGTGTTCTGATCCCAAGTCGGCACAGTCCCTGTCAATCCAGAGTACGCAACATTTGTCGCCGTTGCTGCGTTGCCAGTCACACTTCCAGCGATTGGATTCGTGACAGTCAAGCCTGTCAATGTGCCGACCGAGGTAATTGCAGGCTGCGCTGCAGTTGTCACAGTCCCTGCGGTTGTTGCCGATGTTGCAGATGTAGCAGTTGCTGCATTACCGTTAATGCTGCCTGCGATAGTTGAACTGACAGTCAGTCCTGTCAGTGTCCCAACTGATGTGATTGCAGGCTGTGCTGCAGTTGTTACTGTTCCTGCGGTTGTCGCACTTGTCGCCGTTGCTGCGCTTCCGCTGACGCTGCCTGTGATCGTATTTGTCACAGTCAAGTTCGCAAGCGTTCCGACCGATGTCAGGCTTGATGCGAGAACATTTGAGGCAAGCGTTGCGCCTGTCAAAGTGCCAGCGTCTGCTGGTCCACCACCGCCTGCGTTGCCGTTCAATTTCTGAATTGCCTGAAGGATGGTGTCGGTTGCCGCAACTGTTCCTGCGCCGCTGACATAACCAGTGAGAACTTTTCCTATCACCGCGCTGTTTGCAACCGTTGCAGTCAGACCACTCGTCGTCACCTCTCCTGTCAAGTTTGGATTCGTAACTGTGCCCGAACTACCAGTAACAGATCCTGCGATCGCCGCACTTACTGTCAAGCCTGTCAGCGTTCCAACAGATGTGAGACTCGATGTAACAACATTCGCAGCAAGCGTTGTTCCTGTGAGAGTTCCAGCGTCTGCTATGCTTCCTGCGCCAATCTGAACAATCGAATTGTCGTCTTTTTTTAAAAACAACTTACCGTCTGCGGTATTGATTGCAAGTTCTCCTGTTGATAAAGAACCACTTGTTGGTATAGCTGAAGCAGTTGAACTTCTTTTATGTCGAATTGTATTTGCCATAGGTTATCTCAATAAGATCCACCATCAATGGTACTGGTTGTATATAGACCATCTGTAACACTAGAAGCATTACCAATCAAAGCACCACGGAAATTGGTTGCTTCAATATCTCCCTTAGTCCCAGTAAAAACTTCGCTTGTATTTGTTGCGTCAGGAATAAAAGTAAAGTATCCAGTTGAATCATCATAGCCAAAGAAACCAACCTTTGCAACAGCTCCAGTATGATATCTAAACTCAACACCACGATCTTTATCATCATCACCTGCAGGAGCGGTATCACCACCAAGAGTAATAATAGGATCATCAAGAGTAGTTGTTGTTGAGTTAATTGTAGTTGTAGTACCATTAACAGTTAGATTACCACCAACAATAATATTTCCAGAAGACGTAAGTGCTGCACAATTCAATGTTCCCGTAAATGTAGGGGTTGCTGATAGAACAGTTGATCCAGTTCCTGTGCTTGTGGAAACTCCTGTACCACCTTGGTTAACTGCAAGCATTGTAGTTAACCCTGTAATAGATGTGATATCAGAGTTAGCTCCCTTAAGAGCAAAGCCTGTAGCAGCAATTGTACTGAAACCAGTACCACCATTAGCAACAGGAAGAATTCCAGTTACACCCGCTGTTAATGAGATGCCTGTGCAATTCGATAGAGTTCCAGATCCTGGAGTTCCAAGAACAGTAGCACCAGTAAATGTTTTCACACCAGTAATAGTTTGCGCTGTTCCTAAAGTAGTAAACGCACCTGCGCCACCAATGGCTTCGACAGTGGTTGCAGATCCTCCTGAGCCACCCGTGCCAATACCGTAGTACAGAATTTTTGTTGTTTCTGTAAACGCCAATTCTGCGTTTGCAAGGGTTGTTGGAGCGGATGATCCCGATGTACTTCTTTTAATTCTAATTGTGTTTGCCATAGTTTTTTATCCTTTAGTAGTTTCCACCATCTAGCAATGGAATTATTGTTGTGATTGTTACATTACTTGCACCATTAAAACTAGTACTGCCAGATGCTTCACCATCAAGAGTAATTGTTCTTGAACTTGCTAATTGTGTAGCTGTACCAGCATTACCTGTAACACTTGTCAGTCCTGTTAGATTAGTAACTGTCAGTGTACTGGTTGTTTTATTATATGTTAACCCAGCATGTGCTCCAATTACACCACCATCATTAAACTGTATCTGTGTGTTACTGCCTTGTGCTGATGGTGTTGTTGCTGAGTTGATTAATAACACGGGAGTATTTAATGTATTCCCAACCCACAGTTTTTTATCAATTATATTAACAGCTATCTCTCCCTCAGCAAGCCAAGTAGGAACATTATTTGTTAAGGTAAAGTTCTTAATAGTTTTAGTTGCTGAGGAAAGTCCAGCTAATACTTGCTTTGTATATTCAGTTTTATCCATAAATAAATATATCCTTAATGGTCAATAACATTTGATTTTTGTTTGAACTTACCTTTAAAATCTACCCCAACAATATTTACAGGAGTCACACTAGAATCAATAATAGAAATTACAGTAATTTCAGAATAACCAAAGACTTTAAATGTAAACTCACCTTGATTATCTGTGGTAGACAAAGGAAGACTTCCTTCATCTAAAACCAAATCGGCATAGTTAGGATAAAATATTGATTCTAATGCTGTGCGAAAACGAGAGGATACACTGATAGTATAGGGACCTGATTTATTGTGACGAATGATACCCGTCTTAATATTTAAAGTACCATCAACTACTTGGTTGTTTACATCTCTTATAAATAAACTACCAAGTGTGATATTCATTTCAAAAGGATTACCAATATAAACAGTATAATCATTAGAACTATAATTACCTAAAACTGTTAAGGCTGTATGATTGCCAACAGTAGCTACACCACACAAAACAACAATCCCTAGTGTTTCTAATGAACCATCATCCCATGAGTTTGTTGAGCCGTCCTTTGGTCCAAAAACCAACAAGGACTGTTCTGTTACATAGGGAAGACTAGTTGGTACTTTGAATGTGGTTAAATCAGTAGTAGAATCATAGGATGTATTAGGATTTGTACCACCAACTTTAGTTCTAAAAATAAACATATCATCGAGCCTAGGGATATCTACAGCAACGGTAGACATATCTGTTTTTTGTAAATAAAAAACATTTTTACTTAGGTTTTTAATGATAACATACAAAGAATCTTCATATGCTTGAATAGTTTGAATAGCTGAATCAGTATCTAAAACAAAACGATAGAAGGAACTCTGAACAACTCGGTCACCTGAGAAACGTACAGTAAAGACGTAAATGTGATTCAAATTATCAGCATCAACACAAATAATACTGTCTTGAGAAGGAGCTGTACAGGCAACCTTGTAATTCCTAGGTAAATATCCTGGAATACTGGCAGAAACATCAACTGCTTTTGCTAGTCCTAGTTTATCTTTACCCAAGTACAAGTATAAACGACCTGCATCAAAGAAGTAAAGCTGAGACCCGATGGTCTGAGGTTCAATAATAGGTGTTGTTGAGTAGTAAGTAACTGGAGATACAATAACATTTGTTGGTGACAGGATAGAGATATCACTCCCTGCTGTAAGTTGAAACTGAATGTTTGCTTTGGTGTCTACAAACAAATAATCTTCAAACGGACTCATGCTAACAATTTCAGCATATGTATTAGAAGATGCTCGGATATCAATTGGATCAGTATCTACAATGTTTGCTGGATCATCAATAAATAAACTTTCATACTCTCCTAACTGAGAAGAGAAAATAATGTCCTCAGCTGATAACCATAGTCTATCTTTAAATATAGATAATGATTTAATTCTAACTTGTTTTAAAGCTTTACCACTGATAGTTTTAAAGATACTAGGTCCAGGATTTGTATCCTTGGTACCAGACTCACGTGGCTTCCATTTCATAGACTCAACTGCAACTGTAGGGGTTGTACCCACAATGGTTACAACTAATCGCTGAGGCATTCTACGGGGGTCAATGTACGAGTGTTCATCAGGAGTTCGGATCTTTTGAAGGTATGGATAACCAACTCCAGCATAAGCATCTGTAACAGTACCAGTACCAGTACCAACAGCAGTTGCGGTAAACGTACTGTTTACAGCAGCAGCACCAGATAGACCAACGTTTGCCCAATTAGTATCACCTACTACAAGAATTTTATAAGATTGCCCTACCACTAAAGCAGTTACAGCAATTGATGTAGTGGAAAAACCATATATTTCTGACTCGGAGAAAGAGATAACTCTATAGTATCCTGAAGATAGGTTTAAAAAAGGATATAGAGTTTGGTAAATTTTACCTCTACCAGCAACAACAGTACTGAAGGGATGCGTAGAGTCATATAACAAAGCTAACATAGCACTTGCTTTTGTATCTCCCAGTGTTACGTTTGTATTGGTAGAATACCAATCATCTGATTGAGGAGGCAGTTTAATTGCACTGACATCATTTACCTTTTGACCAAGGTATGATAACCCAGCCTTGTAATACGTATAGTCTGATACATCTATATATTTACCATTAGCTGTATCAGGAACATAACCAAGGAAGACATCATCTGTTGTGTTTGCTGCGTTATCAGCTCCTACATCATAGACCTTACTCGCTTTTGCAGCTGAGTAATACGTTAGCTTACGTCCTGCAGTATCTACAGTACCTGTGGCTACACCATCTAAACCAAACTGAAAGCCAGCAACATCAGAGGAGAACCCTGCATAGACATTAGTGTTCAGGATGATTACATTAGAGCCTAGGGTAACTGCCTTTAGTGATTCTCTTGGTGTTTTACTAGATGGGTTGTATGTAATGTAGTTCCTAGAGTCCCGCTTGAGAGTCCCGTGAGTTAGAGCAGTAGCATAGCTGTAAGAGTTAGCCGTAGCATAAGCCTGAACAACTGTACTGTTATTTGCATTACCTACAGATGAGTTAGCAATAGTTGAATCTGTAGGATCCCATTGGGTGCTAGAGGATACGTTCTTCCATTGACCCGTAGTAAGTAACTGATACATATAAAAGAGTTGACTGTCCTTGATGGATGCACTAAAATCAACAACAATTAAAAACCTAGTGTCTTCATTTATATTATACCAGTAGTACCATAAATTAGCTGGAGTTAAACTACTGAGTTGAAACAGTTCTGGCTTGGTGTTGTTAGAACTAAAGTCCCATCCTCCTGTATAAGTTGCTGTTCCAATAGTATCTTGAGGGATAATGGTAAATCCAGCTCTCTTCTCTACATTACGCTCAAGGGATATAAGAACATTATCCAATTCCTCAACTTCATACGGCTGACGTTTAACAGGAGCTAATCTACTGACTGATAAGATGTTAGGTATAGATATCTTGGTTGAGATATTGGCACCTTTAGGTTGTCGTCTTCGTATATTAGCCATATTATTTATCCTATTGTTCGCCAGAATCTAAATCGACTTGGGTCATTTAAGTATGGGTTTCGATTAACAGCTGAACGCAAGCTAGGGTCACCAGTCATGAAGATGTTGCGTTTCTTATCATTAACATCTGCAGCTCGACCTTTCGCATTAAAAATCTGTTCTTGTTGGTTCAAGTAGGCATCAGCCTCACCATCACCTTGAGTCATGATCTGATAGGTACGCATAGCAGAGCTAAGAATAGCTCGTTGAACAGATGTATCAAGATTCTCCCACAGTAACTTCATAATAAACTCAACATAGTAATCAGCTTCTACAAACACATCAGTATCATCTGTAATATTCCACAGTCTACTGGGGGATGCACTTAACATTCTAATTTTAATTTGATCACCATCTGAGTTTTGATGGTAGCTAATTAATTCTGTGGCTATAACACCCTCTTCATCTCCATCACCACTAGGCAGCAATAAATAACCACTACTGTTAATTAACATCTTACGGATACATTTATTGTTTGCCATACCACGCATCTGAAAGTCCAATGAGCATTGCTCAAGAA